TTAATTCTGTTCAATAATTGATTTATAGTAGTTACCAAAGTCAGCAAGTGAATTAACAATTGGAAGCATTTTTGTTCCGAGTTCCGTTAAGCCGTATTCAACTCTCGGTGGCTGCTCATGGTAATCGTGGCGATATGCCAGCCCATCACTCATCATTTGTCTTAAACTATCTGTCAAAACCTTTTGTGAAATACCATCTATACTTCGTTGTAGCTCATTGAATCTCCATGGACGCTCTTTCAAGTTACGCAAAATCAGCAGTTTCCATTTTCCTCCGATAAGAGATACTGCTGTTGCAACTGGGCATTCCGGTAATTCTTCTTTTGCTCGCATAATTCTCACCTCCGAGTCTATTGTAACACATTCATTTTTGAGTGTACAGTTACAAAAAGGTGCGTACTTGTTTTTGTATGTGTCTCACACTATACTAATACCAAGCAACCAGAAACTACAAATTAACGATGGAGGTATTATTATGGCAAATTACACAAAAACAACTATTGGAAAGGAAAACCGAATTGAGCTACATGAAAAGTTGTCTTTAACAGGTGCAGAAATCAGTTTAAACGAACTACCTGCAGGAGCAAATGTCCCATTTGTTCATTCTCATAAAGAAAATGAAGAAATCTATGGAATTCTTTCAGGTAACGGCAAAGCCATAATTGATGGAGAAGAAATTAGCCTTTCAACTGGAGACTGGCTAAAAATCGCACCTGCTGCAAAGCGTCAGTTTTTTGCATCCGATATTTCTGGAATTACTTATATCTGCATTCAGGTAAAAGAAAATTCTCTGGAACATTTTACAGCAGAGGATGCCGTAATCGGCTAATTAAAAGTATTTATTTACAAAAATGCACAGTTCACGATAAGCTAAGAACTGTGCATTTCTTTTTTGTTCAATATTACGTTTTCTCAATTTTTCAAACAAGAAGTTATCAGTGATTATCTTTTAGAAAACAGCCAACTACAGCGACGCCAAATCCAAGAACACCTAGGACATATCCCCAAAAATTATTTGTTGTCACAGCAATTCCTAAAAGTATTATTGCAATCCCCAATAACTCAATCTTAATTCCTTTCATCGCAAATATCTTCGTTACAAACTACGATTTATTGATCCCTATAAGTTATTATAATACAATTCATATAAGAAGTCAAAAGATAATGCAGGATTTAAAACACACCCTCTCTCAGAGAAAACAACAGTGAACGGAGTGTCAATGTCAAATCGTGATGGTCATCTTCTTCTCTATGTTCATACAGATAACCGAGAGTATACAGGACAGCAGTGTTGCTTAAAGCCGATTTTGAAAACACCTCATCATCGCACCTTGAAATATCCGTACAAAGCTGAACAGCCGTATCAAGCAAGGTTTGTATTAAACCGTCATCGTCCTCGTTATCTATGCGCAGATAGTTTTTTGCATCATCAAGACTTACCATTGACACTCACCTCCATTAAGCCTTTGTTGTTGATGTACTGCCAATCTTTAAAATCTGGACAGCCTCAGGGAGTACAAGCTTACCGTCAACTCTTTCCTTGGCAACAAAGCCGACCATACCATTGCCGGCAAAAAGCTCCTTAAGAGCTGCAAAGGAGCGAGTACCTCTGTCACCGATGTTGTAGTAGCTATAATCACCAAAGGCAATAGCGTCTGTTGGTGCGTATGCTGAAGTATAAACCTCATAGCCTAAAAGTCTGTCAGGCTCACCGCTCTGGTAGTTTGGCTGCCAAATATAGGCACCGTTGTTATCCTTAAGGGTACGAAGTGATGCAAGAGTTTTGTCATTCATAATAAACTTAGCATTCTTTCTGTAAGGTCTTTTAAGTGCATACACAAGATTAATCATACTGTCAGTTGTAATTTTTGTAATTGTATCTGCCACAGTACCACCACCTGTTGCAGCAAAAAGACCAAGCGGCTTACCATTACCGTCACCATTAAGAAAGGCATCCTCCTCAGCATTTGCTAAAGCCTTGCCAAACTGTGTAATTATGTAGTTTTCAAGACCAAAAGCATTATCATAGAGCAGCTCCTCTGTCACTTTGATTGCAACATGGAGCTTGTATGCGTCCATAATAATCTGGTCAAAGGTTGCATCACCAAAGGTTAATGCGCCGCCTTCCTCAATCCAAGATGCCGCAGGCTTTGTTGCAGCAATATTAATCTTATGCTCACCGCTTGTTGTAATCTTAGTTGCAAGGGAACGCATAATGTTCTCCTCATCAAGCACATCAATAAGTCTGCGGTCATATTCCTCCGGCACGAGATAACCACCGTCTGAGTCAATGCCCTCAGTAAGTACATTACTTACATTTCTAAAGTTAGAGCGTAAAGCACCGAGCATAGCAGACTTATATTCATCAGATGCTCTGCCTGTCTTTGTTTCTGTTGGATTTGTAATTTGTGGCTTTGATGTAAGCGGTGTGTTTAAAGGCTGTGACATTTCCTGTCCAAGACCCTCTAATCTCTGCATACGGGAAATTTCTCTGCTGAAGTTTTCAATCTCCTTTTCCATCTTCTGATAGGTTTCATAGTCCTCATCATTAAGTGTGCCTTTATCGGTGGCGTGAGATGCCGCAAAGCTCTTTGCCGCCTCAAAAGCCTGATTTCTCTTTTCAATTAAATCCTTAATAGTCATAAATTCATACCTCCATTAAATGTGTTTTTCGATACTGTTCAAACGCTCCATAATCTCATTTACGGAGTGCTCGTTTTGTTTTGGTATTTCAGCCTGCTTAGTAACTGTTGGCTTATACTTTGCATTTAACTTATTCATAAGAGCATTACTGACAGCCCTCTGCGAAAACATAACTGCATCAGCTATTGGAGCATTATCTGCCTTTTCTGAAATACCGTCAGCAAAGCCAAGCTCCACAGCCTTATTTGCATTCATCCAAGTTTCAGACTCCATAAGATGACTTAGCTTTGCACGAGATAAGCCTGTTTTGTATTCATAAGCATTGATTATACTTTCCTTGACCTCGGCAAGCATATCAATAGCTTTCTCCATTTCCTTATGGTCACCGCAAACCATAGTAAGGGGATTATGTATCATAATTACACTAACAGGTGACATTAAAACCTTATCCCCAGCCATAGCAATAACAGATGCCGCAGATGCTGCAATACCGTCAATTTTTATTGTTACCTTGCCATTATAGTTGGTAAGCATATTGTAAATCTGTGCAGCAGCAACACAATCACCGCCGTAGGAATTAATATACACAGTGATATTTCCGGTACCGCTGTTTAGCTCATCTTTAAAAATCTGCGGTGTAACCTCATCATCAAACCAACTATCCTCGGCTATTGTGCCATTTAAAAACAGAGTTCTTTCCTCTGTTTCAGTTTGATTTTTCCATTTCCAAAATCTATTCATTACTGTCCTCCTTAATCCAACTTCCTGCACTTCCGATGTCTACCATATTTCCGTTGCACATATATCTGTTACCACCTAATTCATCTGGTATCAAATCCATATTTTCAAGTTCGCGAACATCATTTGGTGACATAAAGCCGTTCTGAATACCAACAGCATAACCATTCATTCTGCTTTGATAATCACCTCTTAGCAAACCATCAACATTGAACTTAACAAAGTATTGTTTCTTTTCCTCTGCTGTTAAAAGCGACCTCGTAATAGATTGCTCCCACCTTGACACCCAAGGGTCAAGCGTGTACTTAACAAACTCTAAGGACTGCTGTTCAATATTAGAAAAGCTCGACTTTTCAAGGTCACCTACCATGTGAGGCGGTACTCTGAAAATTCGAGCTATTTCGTCAATTTGAAATTTTCTCGTTTCAAGGAACTGTGCCTGCTCTGGTGCAATAGAAATAGGTGTATACTTCATTCCTTCCTCTAAAACTGCGGTCTTATTGGCATTTGCACTGCCGCCAAAAGCCTTATGCCAGCTTTCTCTTACTTTCTCAGGGTCCTTTACTGTACCCGGATGTTCAAGAACACCGCTTGGCTGTGCTCCATTTGCAAAAAATTTAGAGCCATACTCCTCACAGGCAATAGCCATTCCGATTGCATTTTTAGCCATTGCAATAGGAGAATAACCCACCAAACCATCAAAGCCTAGTCCCGGAATATGAAGTACATCATAAGGCTTTAGCTTTACAGTAGACTGCTTATTAATCGGTGCATCATCAGAGCTTACCATATATTCATAGTAAAGCTGACCCTTATCATCTCTTTCAACAGTCATTCGGTCCGGCATAAGCGGATATAAGCCGAGTATTTCACCTCTGCCATTTCTGATAATCTGTGCATAGGCATTTCCCCACAGTAATAGGTGTGTCATAAGAGTTTCCCTAAAAGCAAATGAGGTCATTTCAGTATTAGGCTCATCGTGTAACAAGAAATACAAGTTATTATCAATAGCCTTTTCCTTACCACCACTGTCTGTATATCTGTAAAGGTGCAGTGGCAATCCCGCTATTGCCTCTGATAAAATTCTGACACAGGCATAAACCGCTGTCATCTGCATTGCAGAGCGTTCATTTACTCTTTTACCGCTTGTGCTGTTGCCCAGAATGAAGGTGTAAGCACTGCCTGATGTCCTGTTTTGCGGCTTATCTCTTGACTTGAATATTCCCCTTAAAAGTCCCATTTATATCACACTCCTAATCAAATTACCAAAATACCTCTGTTATCGTATACACTCTCCTGTATATCATTTCCACAGCGGATAGCTCGGTCAAGTGCCATTATTGTTGCAATAGCACCGTCAATCTTCTCTGTAGATTTTTCCTTATCAGCCTTTATATTGCCGGCTGGGTCTGTTCTTATAAAAATATTATCCATATTCCAACGCAGAACAGGGTGCCCACTATGAGCAATTCTCTTTTCAAGCACAAGCTTCATCAGCTCCTTAGTGGGTGGTGACATATCCTTAAAGCCTTGTCCGAAAGGCACTACTGTAAAGCCCATACCCTCAAGGTTCTGTACCATCTGCACAGCACCCCAACGGTCAAAGGCAATTTCTCTGATATTAAAACGCTCGCCAAGCCTTTCAATAAATTTCTCAATATATCCATAGTGAACTACATTACCTTCAGTTGTTTGCAAATAGCCTTTTCGCTTCCAAACATCATAGGGAACATGGTCACGCCTTACCCTTAAATCCAAAGTATCCTCTGGCACCCAAAAATAAGGCAAAACCATATATTTGTCATCTTCATCAAGAGGTGGAAACACTAGCACAAATGCCGTCATATCCGTAGTTGAGGATAGGTCAAGACCACCATAGCACACTCGCCCCTCTAACTCCTCCTCATTTACAGCAAAATTACAAGCATCCCACTTTTCCATAGGCATCCACCTAACAGCCTGCTTTACCCATTGATTAAGCCTTAGCTGTCTGAAAGAGTTTTCCTCACCGGGATTTTGTTTTGCTGATTCACAGGCAGCCTTTACCTTATCAATACCAACTGTAATATCAAGACTTGGATTTGCCTTTTTCCACACCTTAGGGTCTGTCCAATCATCATCTTCGTTTGCACCATAAATCACAGGGTAAAAGGTAGGGTCGATTTTTCTGCCCTCTAAAATATCCTTTGCCTTTTGGTGTGTTTCGTAGCAGATTGAGTTTGTGTCTGTACCTGCCGTTGTTATAAGGAAGTATAGTGGCTGCATTCTTGCATCGCCGGAGCCTTTTGTCATAACATCAAAGAGCTTTCTGTTAGGCTGAGTGTGAAGTTCATCGAATACCACTCCGTGAATATTAAAGCCATGCTTGGAATAAGCCTCAGCACTCAATACTTGATAAAAGCTGTTTGTTGGTGTATATATAATTCTCTTTTGTGATGCAAGTATCTTAACTCTCTTATTAAGTGCAGGACACATTCTCACCATATCTGCCGCAACATCAAAAACAATAGCCGCCTGTTGTCTGTCGGCAGCACAGCCATACACCTCTGCTCGCTCCTCACCGTCACCACAGCAAAGGAGCAGAGCAACTGCCGCCGCAAGCTCCGATTTGCCTTGCTTTTTAGGAATTTCAATGTATGCGGTATTGAATTGCCGATAGCCATTTGGCTTTAGTGTCCCAAAAATATCCCTTATTATCTGCTCCTGCCAATCAATAAGCTCAAAGGGCTTGCCCGACCAAGTACCTTTTGTGTGACATAGGCTTTCTATAAACATCACCGCAAAATCGGCTGCATCCTTATCATAAACTGATGTCTTTGCCTTGAATTTTGTTGATTTGTATTTTTTAAGCTTTCGCAAGAACTCACCTCCAAACATAAAAAATAGCCGCCCTTAAAGCGACTGTATATTAACAAGCAACAGAGCCTTTCGGCTCTGCACTTGGAATTTCCTACTTTAAAAATTTATTGCATAGAACGATGTATACTCGCCAAAATCTGCTCCTGTTCCATAGGCTCAACACCTATGCTTTCAAGTGCCTCTCTTGTGCCGCAGTCAGGACATATCAAGGTTTCATTATCATTCCTTGAAAGAGCTGGCACACCGTAATAGCACCTACCACAGCGTGGGCATACCTTTAATCTTACATCATTACCATTTTTCATTGCAATTCCTCCTACTGTTGTAAACGGCATTTATCAAAACTTTCTTATCAAAGCCAAAATACATATAACCCTCAAGACAGGTGCGAACATAAGCAAGGCTCGGTATTCCCTGCGGTCTGTCCTCGTGCATTATATAAACATAGGCTGTTCTGTTCCTTACCTTGCCTGTGCGTATACTCTTAATCGGCAGTTCAATTTCAGCCTTGTAATAAAAGCTTGGATAACCCTCGTAGCGGTCAAGGGCCAGCTCGTCCTCTGCTGTTGTTTCCCACACAGCAACAGGTACGCTTGCACCCACCTTTGGCTCAATGGTTAGGTATGAGCCGCTTTTACTGCCTTTAAAAAGCAATTCGTAATCCTTAATTACCGAAGTGCCTACTATTCTTGCATTAGGGCATCTCCATTTCATTTGGCGTGTATTGAGGTTACTTCCATAGGCGATGTAGTATCTTTTTGTCATAGTCATCAGTCCTTTTCTTTTTTTATATTGAAGAAGTTCTTCTACTGCCTAAAGACCACCAAAGTGGTCGATAGGGTGTTGTGGAGTTACTCCCTGTTTGTCCTTCAAGCAATTCTTCCGTTTCTGAAAGCCGTATCACCTGAAAGCCTTTTTGTAAGGATTTCCCTTGCTGTTTTGAACTCATCTCCTATAAAGCCTAATCTCAATAGCCAAGTCCTCATTGCGTATTTTGGATTTTCATTCTGCTGTGGCTTAGGGCTTGCCGTTCTTACTGTCTTTGCCATTTGGCTAAGGGCAAGGCAAAGCTGAATGTAGCTCTTAAGCTGTCCAGCGTGAAGTCCATTTTTCTTTCCGTCTGATGGGGCATCAAATTGGAAAAGTCTGAACTCGATTGTACCCTTGGTAAAGGTTGCGTGGTAGTTAAGCATATGGTATCGGCTGTCGTTGTAATGGTGGTCTCTGCCGTAGCTTGCTCCGTTTGCGTTGTACCATATATCTGCAAGGCTTGCCATTGTGCTTGGCTTTCGCTTGTTCAGCTCTGCCAAAAAGTTAGGGTTAACTGTTCTGCAATAGCGGTTCATTCTTCCTCTGTCAAGGTCGAGAGCATCTGCTAAAAGGCTTTCGTGGCTTGCCATAATGTTTGCAAGGTTTCTGAGGCTCTGTGGTGTATGACCCTTTGCACCGATGTGAATGTGAACTCCGCAGCCCCTCGTTGGGTCGCTTTTTGCTCCCGCCTTTCTCAAAATTCTTATAATCTCCTGTAAAGTTTCAATGTCCTTGTAGGTAAGTATTGGAGTTACCATTTCGCATTTTTCGCTGTCGCAGCCTGCTATGCTTACATCTTTTTGGAATTTCCACTCTCTGCCCTCGCTGTCCCAAGCTGACCATGTGCAATAGCCGTTTCTGCCCGCTGTGTTTCCGTATATTCCTGTTCCAAAAAACTCTGCTGTCAGCCTTGCAGCCTTTTCCCTTGTGATGTTGTTCATCTCAACCTCAACTCCAATGGTCTGCTTTTTCATTTCCTCGATTTGCCTTGTGATTTTCTCGTTCATTTTTTCAATCTCCTTTGTGTCTTTCTCCCTTTCGGTATACACATATTCGCTCTAAAACCACATATTATCAAGTAATTTCTCAGAATAAATCACACAAATATAATCACTTATTTAAGCTCGTTTTTGTGTATTTTATTCTTTGATTTTTTTAACAGCATCTTCACCGAAAACCACATTTAGACAGCTGCCGTTATCCCAGTTAACAAGTATGCTCGCCATATCATCAACACCTGTTACCGTACCTCTTGTGCCAACAGGCGGAGCTTGAAAATCGTCCATTCTCAAAAGCTCGACCCTTGTGCCGACAGGGTATTGTTTTCTTAATCCTTCAACTAACTCTCTGCTTGGTATTTTCATTATTCTTCTCCTTCTTAAAGGCTGATGAACCTGTGAGGTTTTTAAGTAAGAGCTTTCGCTCTGCCTTGTATTCTGCTCCAATAAAGCCTAAGCGGAGCAGAAAGCACCTGAAGGCATACTTTTCATTTTCCACAGCCTTTTCCTTTGTGTTAATGCGTTTTTGTGCCTTGCTCATTTTGCAAAGCTCTGCAATAAAGTGTGTATATGCCTTGACCTCGTCAGCATTTGGCTGAATACTAAACCAAGGAAATGACACCTTTTCATCATCAAAGCTAATAGGCAAGTCATCAACACCCAGAGCCTTTTTAATAAGCTCACCTTTTGTTTCAAGGATTTTTGTAAGGTTTTCAATAGATACCTTGTCCCTCGGCATTGACACCGTAAGCCCCAAATTTTCGCTGTGTGGCTCGTTTATGCTGTCCTTGATAACTTCCTCGTTATCATTAAAGCTCGGTACAGTATCGGCAACAAAACCTTTTTCTGCAAGGTATTCAATCAGCCTTTCAATTTCCTTGCGGTCTGACATATCCTCAAACTCAAGATTGCCTTCCCTTGTTACTGTGAAGTGACCAATCTTATAAGCGTATGTTGGTGTTTTCATATAAACCGCTTTAACACCAACAAACTCGCTTATTGCCTGAACTAAAGGCTTTCGGTTTTCAGCCTTGTAATATACAATCATTTTCTCAACCTCCTTTGTTTTGCGGTAGTACATATATCACTCTAAAAGGCTGAAATTGCAAGGAGAATAATCTACAAAATTTATGTAGTTAATTGTGAATAGTACACAATTCCACTGAGTACAAAGCAAACGCAAGGCAGTGCAACACCATTTCCCCACATTTTATACTCGGCAGAGTCTGAATGAGGATTTTTAAGCCACTTGATTATCTGCTTATCTGTCTTTGGCTTTGTACTCTTGCCTATTGCCTTATTGTAATTATCAAATATCTCTTTCCACTTCTGAATTTCCGCATCTGTAGGGTTTTCGGTTTCAAGGCTGTCGCACCACCAATCCGGAAAGCCCTGCAACCTTGCACACTCGGTAGGAGTGAGCCTACGGACTATATAAGAAGTTTCATCAATCACAAGTGTTTCACTTCCTCCGCCATAGTTTCCGCCACTTGCTTTAACACACGCAGAACAATCATTTTCTGCATAATCATCAAACCTTTCCTGAGAAAATCCAACAAGAGGTGCATCTTTATAATCCCTTGCGGCAATCGTTGGGGCTTTATCTTCATTGACCTGCATAAAGCAGCCTGTTGTCATAGAGTATGTAGGAACAGCAACTGCGTGTTGCTCTGTAGCATTTAAGGTATACATTACATTTGTTTCCTTGTAGCCGTCACCATTATGCGATGGTCTTGTGCCATTCCCTTCAATTGCCACAACTGGTTCTCCACCGTGTGTACAAGTAAGAGTAGGTGAAAGCTCCTCTGTTACATTACAAGAGGATTTACCTCCGCCTTGGTCTACACATACAACAGCCATACCACCTTGATTGCAGCTTGGATTTCCTCCACTGCTGTCTATTGTCCTTGTAGTGTCAGCCTCATAGAAACCACTATAAGGGTTTGCGGACTTCATTGAATTGCTGTCCTTTGAACAGATACCAAAGCATTTTGGCACAAACACAGCTTGCTCATTATTACAGGACAGGGTTGCTGATTTATCGTCTTGAATTAATGCACCTTTTCCTCCACCCTCACAGCCACACCTAACCTTTAAGGTTTTAGGTGTTTCAACTACAAACGGCTGATTATTGCCACCCATACCAAAGGTAGAACTTACCGTCTGACTAACATCGTTGGGTCCTGTGTATCTGCTGTCCTGACTATGGTTTTCAAACACAAGCGGTGGATGATGACTTTCAGCCCTAAGTGTGCAGGTCTTATCCTCTGTAACATCCATACGATTGCCGCCTTGGTCATTCAATACAAGAACACCGTTTCTACCTGTTGACATCCCACAGTTGACACCAAGAGTTGATGCCTTTTCAGACACAGCCGAATTGTATCCGTCTATGCTGATGCCTGCTGCTCCAATGCCTTTTTCAAGATTGTTGGCAGTTCCTTGCCACGAGCAGAGGCTCTTTTCAGAATACCCAGACAAGCTCTCGGACTCAAATAATATTTTTCCGGCACATTCATCTGCAAAATCTGCGACAAGGTAGATTCTCTTTCTTCTTTGGGGTACTCCCCAATACTGAGCATCAAGGACTCTCCACGCAAGAGAGAAATCATCTGCCACGATGCACCCTGAGTTGCTCCATTTTTCAGGCTTAGGTACATCAAAGGTTTCTGACTTAATTTTGCAGATTGCCTCAAGGACTGCCTTGAAGTCCTCACCTTTGTTTGATGAGAATGCTCCGGGGACATTTTCCCACACCACAAATCTTGGATATTTGCCATTTGTCTTACACCTCATTTCTTTTATAATTCTTACTGCCTCATAAAAAAGACAAGAACGCTCACCGTCTAAGCCACTTCTCTTGCCCGCTACCGACATATCTTGGCAAGGTGAGCCAAAGGTAATTATGTCAACAGGCTCAATTTCTCCACCATCTATGTCAGATACATTGCCATAATGCTTGACCTGTGGTAAGCGTTTAGAGGTTACACGAATACAAAAAGGCTCAATCTCCGAACTCCATAAGGGAATAATGCCAGAAATTAAGCCTCCTAAAGGAAATCCTCCGCTGCCATCAAACAAGCTGCCGAGTGTTAATTTACTATTCAACTGTATCAACCTCCAAATCGTCAAACTTGATGGTTTCTCCGTTTCTGATTACTGAAATATTTTCTGTAGTTCCAACCGTTTCTGCATATCTTTTAACAATTACATCGCAGTATTTTTCATCAAGCTCAATGGTATGGCATATACGGTTTGTCTGCTCGCAGGCAATAAGTGTACTTCCACTGCCGCCAAATGGGTCAAGCACTATACAGTTTGACATACTTGAGTTTTTAATAGGATAAGCCATTAAGGGAACTGGCTTCATTGTTGGGTGTTCACCATTCTTCTTTGGCTTATCAAACTCCCATATAGTGGTTTGCTTTCGGTCGGAATACCATTGATGTTTTCCATTTTTCTTCCAGCCAAAAAGGCAAGGCTCGTGCTGCCACTGATAGGGTGAGCGACCTAAAACCAAGGATTGCTTTTTCCAAATACAAGTACCGGAAAGATAAAAGCCTGTGTCCGCAAATGCCTTTCTAAAGTTAAGACCCTCTGTGTCTGCATGAAATACATAAATGCTTGCATCATCAGCCATAGCCTTTTCCATACAGGTAAATGCATCAAACAAGAACTGATAAAACTTGTCATTTGCCATATTGTCATTTTTGATTTTACCGACTGAGCCTTCGTAATTTACATTGTAGGGCGGGTCTGTCACTACAAGGTTTGCTTTCTTATTCTCCATAAGCACCTCATAGGTTTCAGCCTTTGTACTGTCCCCACATACAAGACGATGCCTTCCAAGCAGCCACACATCACCGCTTTTAGTAACAGGCGGCTTTTCAAGCTCCGCATCAACATCAAAATCATCATCTTGTGTGTCATTATCGCAATCAAAAAAGCTGGCCAGTTCCTTTTCATCAAAACCAGTCAGCCCTATATCAAAATCCTCTGCTTGCAAAGCCTCGATTTCAACTCGCAGCAGCTCCTCGTCCCAGCCTGCATCTAATGCCATTCTGTTATCGGCAAGTATGTAGGCTTTCTTCTGTGCCTCAGTGAGGTAATCCACAAACACACAGGGAACTTCATTTATCTTTTCTTCTTTTGCCGCCATAATTCGTCCATGGCCGGCAATTACATTGTAATCTCTGTCGATAATAACAGGATTTATAAAGCCAAACTCTCTCAGGCTTGAACGGATTTTGTTGACCTGTTCAGCTGAATGAGTGCGAGCATTATTTACATAAGGTATGAGCTTGTTAATATCCACAAGCTGCATATCTGTAGTTGTCTTTCCCATAGGTTACACCTCCTTATTTCCTTTTAGCCCTCAATAACAGCTCCATTGTATCATTAGGACTATCCTCAAATACCTCAGTGCAGTTTTGCTTTACAATATCGTAAATCTCATACCATATCAAGTTTGCACTTTTCTGATATTGCTGCGACATCTGGACAAAAGGTGAGGCAATAACTCCACCCGTTGTTGGATGCTTTCCGAGCAATCCATAGGCACTTGTTGCCTCCTCACACTGAATATATCTCGCAAATGCCTGAGCATAGGCTTCAATCAATCTTGGATTTACAAGCCTTTCACAGTTTCTTTCCTTAAGCCATTTCCAAGTTTCCTTGTAAATCTCATCAGCTCCAAGAGGAATGCCGTTTTTCTGTCTTGCTGACAGGTAATCACTAGGCTTTGGCATATCCACACCTTCGATTACTGCACCCTCGGGTAAATCAACAGCCTCCAACTCAGCTGTGCTGAAAACAGGCAAATCATTACTCATTATTCTTACAGTTTCACCTCTTTGTATCTTCTCAGCGGCAGGCATAGGCTTATCGCCGGCTCTTACTCGTCTGCCGCCTCGGTTAGTTCCATCTCGTGCCATGTCGTCCTCTCAGCCTCCTTTTGTGATGGTTTAATACCCCGTTTGAACCTTGCTTTTTGTGCGTGTGAGTGGGCTGCGGTCACCATTTTTCCTACTCGCAGAGATTTTGATACCCCCTACCATTAGTATTTATATTCAACATTCCTATCCTCAGTCATTGTCTTTACATCGTGACAATGCTTGCAAAGTGCCTGCCAATTATCCCTGTTCCAAAACAGCTCTCTGTTACCTCTGTGAGGAATGATGTGGTCGACAACTGTTGCCTTAGTATATCTTCCCTCAGCTTTACATTTCTCACACAAAGGGTGTGCATTTAGAAAAGCCTTGCTCGCTTTCTGCCATTGTCTGTTGTAACCTCTTGCAAAAGCACTTCGTACTTCATCAATATGCAGAGCCTTATGCTCATCACAATACTTCGTGCCATAAGGCACAAGTTTTGGACAGCTTGGGTGCTTACAGGGTGTATTTGGTCTTTTAGGCATTGTATCACCTCAAATCAATCTGCTAAATTTATCACTTTCAACCCTTTCTGCCTTGCATATCTCACTGTGTATGCACTTCCACCTGTGTTCCTATTAAGATAACAAATACAAAGACTGCTGTTGTCAACAAGGTGTCTGTTCCTTTTCAGCATACAGCCGTTCGTATACTCCTGTGAGGTATAAACACACTTGTCGCATTTGGATTTTATGTAGTCATAAACCTCAACATCTTTTTTATTCCAACCTCTGGTTTGATTTACGCAAGGCAGCACAAGTATCAGCTTTATTCTGGGATACTCCTTTTTAAGCTCAAGTACAGTTAATGCTGCCAGTGTATCAAATCCTAAAGCTCCTCCTGCACCGAAGTACAGATATCCCGCCTTAATCATCTCGGTAAGCGTGTATTTTAACTTAACCTTTACAACCTCAGCTTGCTCGGCTGAAAGCCGTCTATGCCCAGTAAAACAACAAGTTCTTTTCTTCATATCAAAACACCCCATCTATTCAAAATCTATATTCAAGTATAGTTTATCTAGTTTGTTTAGATATGTCAATGTTAATTGATAATTCATTTAGTAAGTTTAAACCTTTGTGTATAGTACAATCATATAGATAGGGAGGTGCTTTATTTATGACTAAAGAACAATTTGCAGAACGCTTATCAAAACTGAGAATTAATAAGGGTGTATCCGCAAGAGATATGAGCCTTTCAATCGGTCAGAGTGCCGGCTACATCAACAACATTGAAAATGGTGTCAATCTGCCATCAATGACTGTTTTCTTTTATATCTGCGAATACCTCGATATATCACCTATGGATTTCTTTGATATGGATTCTACAAACCCTACCAAGTCATCAGAGCTTTTAAAGGTTTCTAAAGGTCTTGATAACGCACAAATAGATATGCTTATTAACCTTGCAAAAGGTCTTAAAAAATAAAACCGACACAGTGTGTCGGCATCAAAAAAGGAGGGAAGTCATTGACCTCTCTCCTATTCTCCGTAGTATAACTATATCATAACTTGACTCGGACATCAAGTGACATTAGGTGACAACATCAAGAAATTTTAGCCGGCACCTTGATTTTTTGGAGTGCCTCATCTCTCATACGATACAGATGCCTTCTTGTATATCCCATCTTAACCGAGATTTCCTCCCAGCTTTTGAAACAAAGATACCTCAACTCTAAAAGCGTGTGATACTCTGGATTTTCAACGGCATTGATTGTTCTCATTATCTCTTGCTTTAAATCTACAAGCTTATCAATATCTGCGTTTACTTCATTTTCCATATCTACAATCTTAACTATCACATCTTCCATACGATGAACATTGCGTGTTCCGCTTGGTGGTGCATCAGATAATGTTGATGTTGCTTTAGTTGCAAGGTTTCTAAGTGAAGCTACCTGTTCAAGCTTACTGTTTATCCTTTGGTCTATTCTGTATGCCTGTCCTAAGTATTCCTTTGCTGTCATTTCTTTAACCTCCATTTTACGGCCTCAATTAAAGAATTCTGACTTAAATCCTTTTTCTCAAGAGCCTTTATAACATTTTCATCAATGGTATCCTTAGTGATTATGTGATGAATAACAACTGTTTCCTTTTGACCTTGACGATAGAGCCTTGCATTAAGCTGCTGATATAACTCTAAGCTCCAAGTAAGTCCAAACCATACAATAGTACTACCGCCTTGCTGTAAATTAAGTCCGTGACCTGCTGATGCAGGGTGGATTAAAGCGACAGGCATTTCACCCTTATTCCATTTGTCAATATCAGCAGATGTGTTTATCTCCTCTGCCTGAAAGCGCTGCATTATCCGTTCCTTATCGTGCTTATAGCAATAGGCAACAAGTACAGGCTTTCCATTTGCCGCCTCGATTAGGTCCTCTAAGGCATCAAGCTTTTTGTCGTGTATTTCAACAACAGCTTTATTATCATCGTAAACAGCACCGTTTGCCATTTGGAGCAGTTTGTTTGATAAGGCTGCGGCATTGGGTGCGTCAAGCTCTTTACCATTGATACTCAAAACCATATCAGACTTTAGTTTGTTATATAGCTTCAGCTCCTTGCAGCTCATTTCAACCTCAATATTGTTTACGATAAGCTCCGGCATTTTCAAATAGTCCTTTGCCTTCATAGAAATAGTTATGTCAGAAATCTTATTATAAATTTCTTTCTCGGCAAATGGTAAAGGCTTGTAGCTATAAATGACCTGACCATTTCTTTTATCCGGTGAAAAGTATGTATTTCGGTATTGACCTATAAAGCGTCCAAGTCTTTCACCCATATCAAGTATCTTGAACTCGGCAAATAAATCCATAAGACCATTACTTGAAGGTGTACCTGTTAAGCCAACAATTCTTTTGACCTTTGGTCTGACTTTCATAAAAGCCTTAAATCTTTTTGACTGCCAGCTCTTGAATGATGAAAGCTCATCAATGACTACCATATCAAAATCAAATTTAACGCCACTCTTTTCAACAAGCCACTGTATGTTTTCACGATTAATGATGTAAATATCCGCTTGCATATTTAATGCTGACAGCCTTTCAGCCTCTGTGCCTGTTATGATAGAATATTCCAAAATATCAAGATGCTCCCATTTCTGTATTTCATCTTTCCAAGTAGTTTTAGCAACCCTAAGCGGCGCAATAACTAAAACCTTGCTAACCTCAAAGCTGTCAAACAGCAAGTCTGCAACAGCAGAAAGTGTTATGCTTGTTTTGCCTAAGCCCATATCAAGCAAAATGGCTGAAATAGGGTGCTCCTTTATGTATTCAATGGCATATCTCTGATAACTATGTGGCTCGTATTTCATCAAGCACACCTCCAATCTGCTCTACATCATCAATCACATACACCTTAAAGCCTAAGCGCCTTAACATCTCATGCCTTGCAATCTGCAGTGGTCTGGCTTTTTTCCCCGGTGCTTTGATTTCCGCAAATGCAATTTTGCTGTTTGGCAGAAGTATCTGTCTGTCGGGCATACCATCGTAACCGGGTGATACAAACTTTGGACAGATACCTCCCATTGCTTTTACTGATTTCACGAGTTTTTGTTCTATTACTTTTTCTCTCATCTTATTGCCTCTTCAATCGGGTCTGCCAAATCAAATGCCGCATAGCATGCTGACAGAAAATCATTAATAGGTTTTCCTTTGTACTGCCATGTACGATTTCCGTCACAGGTACAGTAATAATTCCTACCGTTATGGTTGATGAATACATACTTGCCATGATATTTGATAAAGAGTTCTCCCACTCTTGTTTCTTTCCATCTGCGATGTGGGAAGTTTAGCTTTCTCTTAGCTCTATTCTTCATTTTTCTGTCACGCTCTTGAGCCGCTATGATGTCACCCTCCATAATACCTGCACAAATACAGCCTACATAGACTTTCTCAAAGTACTCATTATGCTCCATTACATGGACATATCTGACTTTTTCACAACCACACAGTTCACATTTGAAGTTTGCATCTTCCTCATCAATCATTTCTACGAACTTCCAATATTCAAGAGGTGCTCCCCACTCTTTTAATTTTTTACGACATCTTGCTATATATTTTTCCATCGATTTTATTCCTCCAATTTTGTATTGCGTCCTTTTTGTCACACTGTCCTTATATATGATAGTGTGTATATATAGATATATAAATAAATATATATAAAAATAAGTATCTATATATATCTGTTACTATAAGGACTCAAACACATATACACACGCTCACACTAAGGGACAATGTGACTAAAAGGACAGAACGCATACTTAGTTCTCATAAATGTAAGGATTGACGAGATAGACCTGTGCAGGTGGTCTGCCTTTGCCTGAATAACTATTATCCAGCTTTTCTGCGATATACCCGTAATCAATTAGTCGGTTTAAAACTTGCTGTACATCTTCTGCTTTTTTGAAAGTTCGACAAAGACGCATTATGTCACGGCGAGTAAATTCAACCAATCTATTATCACGAATCACCTCAACAATTTTCTTACTTTGACGGATAATTGGGTCTGCACCCATCAACATAAATGCAGCTTTTGCGTGTTCAATAAAGTAATTCCCAATGCGTATGGCTTTCGCCATCTGTTCATCATCCACTTCAAGTGATTCTGCCACATCTAAAAAATCGTGACTTCGATAAACAGATGCCCTACAAATTAGTGCAGATATACGCAGAATATTACCCACAAGCTTTCCCGCCCAGTCAGCTATGTCAGCATATCCTTTTTTCAATTCTGGCTCTAAAGTTTCTGCAAAGTCCTCTATCATAGCATCTGCTTTCTGGGATAGCGTAATGATTTCAGCTTTTCCTTCATACTCGTCCTCCAACATATTTCTTATACACTTCTCATATTCGAAATAAACATCATCAGGAACTGATGTAGAACGGTACTTTCTCTTACCTACAAATGAAGTTGGAATAGAATAAAGAAATCTCGCTGTCAATCCTCTGCCACGGAATGTGCCGTTTTGCATTACTCCTGACAACACACTAGGTTGTACCATTAAAAGTACGGTTAATGCTGGATTCATAATACTTTCACTATTTCTCCCGATACGGTCAACACGAATACTATCTCCTGAGTAGCCTTTCAACATAACATCAATATTCACAGTCTTGGAGTATGCACCCGATAGTGTATCAAAGATGCCTCCCTCAGTGGAAAGAATTGCAGCCCTTCCATCGTTCGATGCCAACACAGAAGTAAGTTTTTCTGTTGTAATATCATCTACATATAGTTTCAATGGTTTCATTTCCTTATAGCCAGCAATCTCCTCAGCAATTCGTGCCACTTCATCTGCATCCGCCTTTCCCTTAGCTGCTTGCTCCTCTAGGACTTTTTGTCTGCGTTCCAATATGCGTTTTTGCATTTTACTAGTTTCTATTGCTCCAGCATTTTGCAAATTTTGTTCAGCTTCATAAAGATTAAGGGGACGAATCATAGCATTTTCTACTGCCGACTTACGCTCAGATGGGTCCATAACAGTAAGCACAAAGGTGTTTACTGGCTCCGTCCAATCAGGCTTTGCACGAATTTTAAACTTGCCTTGCATACATACTGACATTACAGCAATAGCAGAAGCAGCTGCCATATCCACAGGTGTCTGTGTGCTTTCTGAGAGAGCTGATACATAATTACCAATAGCCTCTGGCAGTGTATCTACAGGGAATTTTGGCAGGTTATATTCATCAAAGGGAATAGGTGTTTCCCATTGAGGTGGTTTGTTATATTCTTCTGGTGCTATATATCCATCCTGTTTTGATACCTTTTCGTAAAAATGTTGAGCACTGTTCCATATTGTGTTAAGTTCACCTTGTTCCAATGGTGGTTTGCAAAGCTGTGACTTTTCTAAATAAATTTGATGTGCATATTCTGTATTTCCATATCTTTTTATCAACCTTCCAGCAATACGGCTCATCGTTGTATTTCGTGAACCTTCTTGTATATTTCGTATACTTCTGTCAAACTCTTCAAAGTCTTTTTCATCTAAAAATTCTTCTATAGTCTTACTGCCTTCATGCCATATAACCTCATTAGAATTACAGCCATAAATAAACCTCGCAGCATCAAGAGCATTAGCATCAAAGAATGGTGCATATTTGTAAATTCTTTTCTTTAAGGTTGTACACTCATCAGATGAATAGAACGGTCTGTGAGGAAAATATATGTGGCATCGTGGTCTAGCCGCTTTACTTCCTTTAGGCTTCATATGATTTCTACTTGGAACAACCGCAAAAGAAACATCAATAAATATCTTTTCAAAGTCATTTAGATAAAGCCAATCATCTGAATAGTCGTTGTCACAATCCATTACCTCAACATTGCTGAAAATATAATTACTGACACTCCTATGATTATTTTTGTACTCAGCACATACATGGTCATAAGATACAGCGGTCAATAAATCATCAACACTTTCTATTTCAACTTTGTTTGAATAAATATTGTTTTTTGCATTTCCTATACAGTTTGATGTATATAAAGTAAATTTCAAAATCCTCCAACCTCCTTTAGCTCATAATCAAAATATCTTATCTTCATTCTTCGCTTTTCTGCTTTTGCTATTTCCTGTCCCATACCTTGTGATATGGTGTTGCCAAACACCCACAGCTCCTCACACTTACTGAGTAAAACCATATTCATAAACATAGCAAGCTCTCGGTCAGTAGGTTCTTCATCATTCATAAACTGTGGAAACAGCAAATGTGGTGCTATAGGAATACACTTGTTGTCAACAGCATATTTACAATAAATGCGAGCATTTGTAACATTAAAATCAACATTGCCTGAATAAGGTGAACAGATATATACCAACGGTCTGTAATTAGCTTTGCGTTCTTCTCTCTCAATTCTTGAAAGTGCCTCATAAGCAGTAGGGTCATAGTACCCCTCGGCATTATACTTATCCATTTTTACCACCTCTCAGCTTTTCCTTAATTCTTTTTATTCCCGTTTCCGCACTTTTAACATCACCGGCATTGAGCTGACCAAGTATTGTCTTGTAGGTATTTCTCGGTATCTTTCTTTTTAATGAGTGTAATTCAAAATAAATATTCATTTTTTCCTCCTTGTGTGCTGCTCTCCACTTGGGAGAACAGCACTAGTTTTTTTATTGTTCGATTAAAGGTACAATACCGTCTGACTTCAAACGGTCATAAATAAACAAACGACCCTTCTGCGTCCAGTATGTATGTGGTTTAGTGTGAATAGTGCCGTCATTGCCGTTGTAGGAATGTGTCTTTGTACTTGTGTACCCAAGCTCTGCATAGTCCTGATATAAGAGCCAAATATCACCCTGTTTAAACTGAACACCTTTTTTATGGAGATACTTGTTCATTTTCTTAGCACTCCAACCATAATCCTTTGCTATTACAGAGATTGCCACAAGGTCCTTACAATTAAGCACAACATCATAGTAGCTTGCCTTTGGTTTCATTTCCGTAATCTGCTGATTTTTTACTGCAATATCTTGTTCCAAAGCCTTGATTCTTTCACGCCCCGCTTTTAATTTTGTAAGAGCCTCAATAAGCATATCTGGATTTTCAAGAACCTCATCAATAGCATAAACTCCATGTTTTCTTATGCTAGGCAGTACCTCTGATGTTACCCAATGCTTAAATCTCTTAGCAGTAGGCAGCTTACTTGACAAGATAAGGCTGTAAAGGCCGCTCTCGTTAATGACAGCTGTCTTACTCTGTCCAACAGACACATTCCCATTTTGGGCATCTGCTATATTTAGCATTACAAACACCTTGTCTTCTTCATCAACATGAGTTGCCACAGCTTTACTTGCATTACTGTATCCCAGAGCAACCGCTACATCTCTGCCCACAAAGTATGGTTCATTGTCAACAGTAACTGTTCTTACAGAGCCAAACTCTGCATGATTAAAAATTTGTAATTCGTTCATCTGAATTACCTCCTAATTTAAAGTAAGGCATTTACTCTGCCTTCTGCTCCTATAGGCAAGCAAAAGTTGTAAAATCCGAAGTGCCTAAATAAATTTTTTTAACAAAAAGCAAGGTTTCTGCCTTCTAAAGGAAAAAGGACAGAAACCCCTGTTTTAAGAACCAATTTTTTATTCTTTTTTATAGAAATCGCACTCATATCCATCAGCTCTTAGCAAAAGTCCTTCAATCCAAGGAGGAGTTCTTCCCATCTGCTCACAGACAGTTGCAAGTGATACATCCTTGCTGCACTCAATAATCAACTCATCGTGAACATGACCTACTATAAAACAATGGGATAAGTTCCTAATAGCATAGAAAAGAATATCTCTGCTTATAGCCTGTACTATATTTTCAACAAACTTAGGACCATAGCTTTCTATACGCTCCCACTTCTTTGTACTGCCTGTTCCCTCATAGGTAACAGACTCACCGCCAAAGCGGTTCTCACCAATACGTGGTCTAACATAGCAGAGTCGTCTGCCGCTTGGCAGCTGAATAAAGAGCATACCACTCTGGTAAATAAATCTAATACCGTGCGTTTGAGTTGCCGTTCTTTCTTTTACCGTCTTTTTTATACAACGGTCAACATCCCACCATAGCTTAACAATATTAGGATTGGCATTTCTCCAGCTATCTACAAGTGGCTGCAGCTCATCTTCCGTTAGCCCCATATCCAAAGCACCCATAGATTTCAAAGCACCAACAGAGCCGCCATAGCCAAGAGCTAATTCAGCTATCTTACCTTTTTGACGGAGATGTCCGTTAATACCATTCTTTTCAACAGGAACACCAAACATCTGTGATGCAGATGCACAATAAATATCTCCGCCTTTTTCAAAGACCTCGGCTCTCCACTGTTCCCCTGCAAGGTGAGCAATAACTCTAGCCTCAATAGCTGAAAAGTCTGACACAATAAACTTCATACCTTTTCTCGGTACAAATGCAGTACGGATAAGCTGAGATAAGGTATCGGGAATATCATCATAGAGCATCTCCATTGCGTTATAGTCACCATTTTTTACAAGTCCACGAGCCTGTTCCAAGTCTGATATATGATTTTGAGGTAAATTCTGCAGCTGAATAATTCTGACTGCAAATCTGCCTGTGCGATTAGCTCCATAAAATTGAAACATACCTCTTGCTCGTCCATCCTTGCAGGCTGCATTTTTCATTGCTTGATACTTCTTTACCGAAGATTTTGAAAGCTGCTGACGGAGTATCAGCACCTCGGCTAATTCCTTTGGTGCCGACTTTACTGCCTGTGCAACTTCCTTTTTACCAAGGGAGTCAATCTCAAGGCCATTATCTGCAAGCCACTTTTTCATTTGTACTACAGAGTTTGGATTTTCAAGCTCGGTAATATTTTTCATTCTATTCGCAAGCTCTGCCTTAGACCTTTCATCAAAGGCAATAGCATTTTCAACAACAGCCATATCAAGAGCTATTCCTCGGTCATTAATCTCTTGGTCAAGGTGATATTCCTCCCACACAAAGTTAGGCACAGGAAACTTATAAAGTCTTTTCTGTATACTAATTTCCACTTCAACATCACGCTTATTGTAAGCCTTAAACAGCTCCCACTTTTCAAAGTTATGGTTTGGCAAGTTCCTTGTTCTGCCGCCATTAATCTTTGTAGGCTTGCAAGGCACACAAAAATATTTGATGAGGTCTTTGCCTTCTTTCAATTTCTGTTCCTCTAAGCCTAATACGACACCTGTTCCGGCAAGTGATAATGGCAAACCCATATAAGCAGACCATACCATTGAGCATTTCCAAGCGTGAGGGTCAAGATAAGCTCCTACTGTATCTTCATCAATGCTATAACTCCTAAAATACTGTGGATAATATCTGGCAAGCCATACCGATAAACAAACCCTTTCAAAGTTAGCATTAAATGCCCATTTTGTAACTGTATCATCAACAAGGGCTTTTATGATTTCAATAGGTATAGTTTCGCCCTGTGCTAAATCATAAACAACAGACTCTTTCCCATTTACCGATACTCCAAAAAGCAGTATCTCAAAATCATCTGACTCAGCATACTTATACACACCACACTTGCTCAAATCCACACTACTGAAAGTTTCTAAATCAATAGATAAGTTTTCTATTTTTTCCATAGTTTTACCGACCTTTCTTACAAATAAAGGTGGCAAAGGAACACCTCCGCCACCCGTCATAATTACATTACTGCCTATGCTTTTTATCCTTATGGTCTGAAATGGTAAGCATGATAATTGAAATCACATTGCCAATAAAAGTACCCACCACAGCACCAAAGGATATAGCAAGCATAAAACCTTGAAGTTCAGTCATAGCCTTACTCCTCCTTAATCAAGAAAATCATCATCTGCAAAGTCATCCTCTGCACGGCTTTTGCCGCCTAAAGGCTCGCCATCTCTAATCTTCTGAAGATTATTGAGTCCGCAGGCTATGCCCTTATTGCCGTTTGAGTTAAAAGCATAGAAGTTAATGCTTGCTCTGCCGTATACACCACTATACACCTCTGAGTGGTCGATAATAGGCTGACGGTCTGCGTCCACAATTCCGGGCGCAGTAGCTGAATTAGCGTTAATGAAATAGCAGTTCTTGTATGCCTCATCGTCTGGTCTTTCTGTATCACCGTCACGAAGTGGCGTCTTAATCACAGAAAGAGCAGGCACAGACTTGCCATTGCCCTTGAGCTTTGACTCGCCTTCCTCATAAGCTGCCTTAATTGCCGCCTTAATCTTTTCAACTGTTGCTGTGTCACTCTTTGGTATAATTAAGCTTACACTAAACTTAGGTGTACCGCCATTGATTGACTTTGCCTGCCATACATTTGCGTAGCTCCATCTAGTGTTGACACCTGTAATTACCTTTGTTGGATTATTGAATTTTGCCATTTATTTTTCCTCCTTAAAATCATCTGCAGCCTCTGCTGCCTTATTAATAGCCGGACGCTTGTCCGACATAGGTACTAATGTTGGCTTGCCCTGTGGCTTTTCTAAGTAACCACCGAGCAGCTTTTCAAATTTTGTCTTGCCAAGCAGCTTGGTCATTGCTGTAATGCCTAAGACCTTATGCTCATAAGGGTCATATCCGGCAGCCTTAACAGTATCAGCTACAACTGTTTCATCAGTATATCTGCGATTGGAACGCCCCTCTACTAACTTCCAGTCATTCCACTGTTTGCCGCTTAAAGCTGACTGCAAGGCATATTCCTTAATATCAGAACCCCAAGCAATAAGCTCGTCCACCTTTGAAAGAATGACCTCAATTTCTTCATCTTCAAGTGTGGCAGGCATTTCAAAGTCATAGCGAGCCAGTTCAAGGTTGTATTCTGCTCTCTTTCTGCAAGTGGCTTTCATCTTACAAAATTGACAGTGTGCTCCTGCTTTAAACTCACCATCTCCACTTGCAGCAAGCTGTGCCGTAGGTGCAAGTATGGTATCTGCCCATTTAAGCAGTTCTTCCTTTGTAATCTCATAAGTGCTTATATGCTCTCGTCTTGGTTGAAAGATAGTCATTGAAACTTTGTTGATGTCATAAATGCCGTCAAAAAGCTGCAGCGCACCAAGGGCATAACACATCATCTGTGGATTTTTCTCTGCCTCTACCAAAATACCGACTCCGTATTTTAGGTCTATAATGGTAAGAACATCATCAGCAACTATAACTGTATCACCTGTACCAAATCCCTGCGGCACCCACTTAGAAAAATCAAGTCGCTGCTCCACAAGAACTATAGGGTCTTTGCAGCGTTCCTTTGCCTTTGCTACCTGTTCGGATACATACTCTGCATAGCTGTCAGTGCAATCCGCCATTTCTTGGTCTAAATATGTAAGACTCTCTGTAGGGTCTTTCACATTTTCCCCAAGAAATCTCTTGATTTTGTACTCTGCTAACTCGTGAGCCGAGCTGCCTTGCTGTGCATATTCGCTTGCCTTGTCCGCTATTTCAGCATTTAGCTTTGCCGATGGCGGACACTCAAGCCACCTGTGACTTGATGATGCAGATAACACTGCGTGTACATCAGGCATTGCCAATCACCTCCGCCTCGGCAAGCAGTGCCTTATACTCTGTCGGGGCTACCTCAGACAGCTTTTCAGCACCGTGCTTAGTAAGGATTGCCTTAACTTCATCAGTAAACCCAGCTCTTGACTTCTCTGCCAGTACCTTTCTGACTTCCTCAAGTGTGACAGCTTTCTTTTCTGATACAGGAGCCTCTGCTTTTGCCTCAAACTGCACCTTAGGTGAAAAATTATTTGCAGGTGTTTCTTCATCAGTACCGCTAAACAAATCAGCTAATCCCTCTGAAATGCCTATAAGCGTTTCTCCACACTTTTTCAGCTCGTCTACAAACATTGCCAGTTCACTTACTTTGCCCATACAGCTTTCCTCCTTTATTCACTTGTTCTTTTCCGCTCAGTCTGCTGACCTTTTGAGCGAGTCGTCTTGCCTTGACACTTATTGCAATCAGTAAATCTGATATTTCAGTATCGACATCCTGATTACAATAAGTGTCTGACCTGTTTTTTGTTGTCATATCTTGACACCGTCCTTTCCGAGATGCTTTTATTGCGCCTCTAATAGGTAAAGGACATTACCAACTGTTTTAAGAACCCCAAAAAACATTTTTTGATAAAAA